TGCAAGGGTAATTATTATTGTGGTCATACTGTCACTCCTTCTAATTGCAAGGCATCAGCTTGCTTTCTTAGCTTTTCTGAAATCTCACTCATTATTTTTCCATCTTCATCATTTACAGAGCTAAAGTCATCTAGCCAATCAGCTAGTTCATAAGCGTTCATAATGTTTCCTCTGCTGGTAATGGTGTATTGCCGTCAGCTACCCATGCAAGGTAGGCTTGTTCTTCAGGATTTTCTAAACCTAATAAAAAACTAGATTGCGAGCCATCATCGTTTGTTTTAATAACACCACTTGCACCTTGAGGTGTTTTATAAAGTTGATAAATCATAGTTCGCATCCTGTAAAAAGAATTTGTCCAGCACCTACAGCGGCAAGAACAGTTGCATTTCCAGCAACAAGACCCAGCGATGTATTTCCAAAAATTACAGCACTTTCTGTTGTTGCACTAGCAAAAGCAGTTGATGAATAAGTACCAGCGGAAGCGGCAACAGCAGTTGTCATATAAAAAGCAGTAGAAGCACTTGCCGTTATTCCAGTTGGTGCGGTTCTAGCAGACACTTTAAATGGCACATTAAAATAACCTTGCGTAGTCAAAATAGCTTGTCCAATAGCATATGGTTGGTTTGTTCCTGTTGCAGTTAAAGCTGGTAAATACCTCTGACACAAAGCTAACTCTTGACCGTACTGACGATACTCAAATCCAGTAGCACTACTTCCTACTTCTAGTTGAACACCAGTAATGTAGAAGGTTGCTCCGCTTGTTGCTACAACATTGACACCGCCAGTAACTCCATCGTAACCAGTTGACCCCCAAGAACCAGCGGTTCCTTTATATGTTGAACCAGCACCAAAATCAAAAGTTAATGTTATACCTATGCCATTATTTGTTACCCAAGTTCCTGTGGTATCTCCAACAATAGTTACACTAATTTGTGTCCAAGTATTTGCAATTGGTACCGAATAACTAAATACATAACATCTATTACCTGCACTATTTTGTAAACTGCCGCCAAAAGTCCCTGTTAAACTTGAATATATCCAAAACGATAATGTTACTGTTTTTGCATTAGCAGTACCCCATGCAAGGTCAGCAGTATTAAAACCTTCTATTTTTTGAATAATTCCAAATTCATCTGTAGATGAAGGAGTGTAAGCAGATAAAGATGTAACACCAAGATAGTTAGTAAATCCTACTGGTGGAGTAACTGACCCAGCATTTTGTTGTACGCTAAATTTTGATGCTTGGGTAAGAATTGCTTTCCATCTATCTAATATATATGCACTTGAAGTAGGGGTAACACTTGCCCCAGCATCTCTTTGGTCAATCACCATCGCACCATTAATAATGCGATTCTTCATAATAGAAGCGTTACCAGCACCTAGATTGCTTCCTGCTACGCTTGTTCCGATTACATCGGCTTGAACTGTTCCGTATGCCATTATGCTACTCCTTTAAGAGCATCTAATTCAGCCTGTAATGTTCTTAACATATTGGCTACATCAATTAGCTTTACATTAGCAAATACAGCACCTTCACCAAATTGGGTTAGCTTGTCAGCCATTTCTAATGCGTTCATGCTAATTCCTCGTCTGTTGGTTTAGCTAATGTTGGATGTTCCCATTTAGCAATGTAATCGCCTTTGCCGTCTGAATCGTTTTGTAGTGTGATTACAGTCAAGAAATCCTGTTGTGTAAGGCTAGGATATAAAGCCATGATTTTGTCGTATAACATTATGCAGTCCTTATCATACCAGCTTGAAAATAGGTATTTTGTGAGCCAGCACTTAAACTTTGGGTTCCAGCCGCTTGATAAACATAAAATTCAATATAATCAGTTGTTCCATTCAAATATATGATTGCATTTGTTGAAGTTGTTACTCCATTTGCATTGGCAGTTGGAGTTAAACCGTACCTAACTGCCGCACCATTTTTATATATTGAACAAGTAGCAAAAGAAGAAGTAAAAGAAAAGCTAACTTGACCATTTACTTGATAATATCCAGCAACAGTCGGTGTAAAACGACTAGAAGAAAAATTACTGTTTGTGTCAAATTCTTCTGAATCTAAAGTTACTTTAGTCCAAACTGCATTTGAAAATGATTGTCCTGTACTTGGATAAGCACTAAACGCTGGCATATTACCGCTAACCATTACTGTGCCAGTAGCGGCTGGTAATGTTGCAGTATTTGTTCCTGCTACGGCAGGGGCAGATAGCGTTATTGCACCGCTTGTATCTCCACTGATAATTACTGAACTCATAGAATCACCCACCTTGAGCCACTAGGCACAGTCACAGACTGCCCCGTCGCTACTGTTATTGGACCGACTGACATAGAATTGTTTCCTGTTGAAATGATGTAGCTTGTGGCTACGGTTGAACTATTTGATATAATGCCGTTACTGGCAACAAGCTGACTAGACTGCAAGTCGCCAGTGGATGGCTTGTACAAGTACTTTGCGTTACTTGTGTAAATGTTTTGCGCGGTGCCGGTTGTGATTGCGGCAAATAGTGGGTATAAATTAGTTGCTGTGGTCGTGTCGTTACTTACTGCGGAACCACCAATCGACTTCCAGGCTGGGCTAACACCGCTGTAACCCTCAAACTCATTGCTGGTCGTGTTGTACCGGACCATACCCGTAGTTGGTGTCCCTGGCTGCTGTGCCAAGGTACCCTTACTAATTAACAAGGCGCCGGTGGAACTAAACGTGGAGTCCGCTGTGGCCACCAAGGCCCCAGTGATATTTAGTACTGTACCACTCCAAGTAAAGTTGGCGGAGGCACCAAAGACACCCGAGTTGTTGAACTGTACCTGTGTATTAGATCCGGCTATGATTCCAGATCCACCCGCACCGGCCAGTAGCGTTACTACCCCCGAACTATTTTTGTAGTACAGCTTCCCATCAACGACGTTGATTGCCAGCTCGCCAGTTACCAAATTGGCCGCTAGGGGGACATTGGTAGCCGTTGAACTGCTGTATATCGCTATTGGCGTATAGCCGCTTTGTGCCATATCTGTTTCCTAATTAGAGAATTACCCAGCGACTACCGCTGGGGACTGTTACTGTAATGCCACTGGATACTGAGATCGGGCCGACCGAGCTGCCTGAATACCCACTGGGAATACTGAACGAGGTTGTGATTGTTGTTGAACTGACCACAATACCCGTCACACTCAAGCCACCAGTTGTTGGCGTAATGAGATCGGTAACTTGGTTTAAGTTCATTGACATAATTAAGCGTCCACTGCACCTTGATAATCAGAGAAAGTCTTGAGAACTTCGTAGATAGCAGGGATTAAGTCACCTTTTAAATCTTCAATAGCAATGTAATGAGCATTTTCTTTAACTGTGGCCATATTGCTATGTCTTGCATCTTCGTTGTAGTAAATAGCCACTTGAACCTGAACTTGGTCTTTAGTGCCAAAAAAGTTCGTAATTCGTGCATAAGCGTCAGGTGCTGGTGCGCCAAATTGGGTTTGAACAGATAATCGTAATGCCATAGTATTTCTCCTAGTTAAAATGTTACTTCGGTTGTATCCACACGAGCTACGACCCTTATTGTTGTAGATGCTTGACCAGTAAAGGTTATTGCTAAACCACCATTTGTTGTGTCTGCAGTCGCTGTAACCGCCCAAGTTGCCGCACCTAAATCAGCCGCTATTACTGTAGTTGTTACAGTACCCACTATAGCGGCAGTTCCTACGCCTGAACCACGCTTAATAGCACCTTCTAGTGTCCAAGCCTTTGTATTTCCACCGCCTGTCACATTGGCAATAACGCTTACTTTAAAGTAATAAGCAGAGTTATTAGGTAGTATTACTTGGTTTGTTCCACTTGCGGCTGAAGTATCGCTTGTAAGAACTGTAGCAGTAGCATCAGTTGTTTGTCTAGCAAGAAGCAATAATCCAGCTTGAGTTAAACCTACTGCTGATGCAATACCACCATCTTGTGCAGCAAAAACAGTATTTCCATTAATGCTTCTAGTAGTTGCTTGCCTTCCAAAAGATGAAGTATAACGGGCATTAGATATATTTTGAAAACCACCGCCAATAAATGAACCTTGACCCGATGATGCATTTCCAACACCACCAGCAACAACAGAAGCTGCTCCACTTGCAGTATTTGGATACACAGTTCCATCACCAATCCAACCACCACCACCAACAAAAGCACTTAATCCACTAGCTGTATTTTGCCTGCCACCACCAACAAAACTCCAATCACCACTAGCCACATTCCTATTAGCCGCAGTACCAGCATCACCACCACCACCGATAAATGAATAACTACCTGTAGCTTGGTTGTTTCCACCGCCTACTACTACTCCATGAGGGGTGTAGAAAGATAGAGTTGGTGTGCCTGTAGCGTTAGCATTTTGAGAAAGGGTAAGGGCTGTTCCGCTTATGGCGGCTACATAAGTATAAGGAGCAGGAGAAGCGGCAATTCCTGTTCCTGTAACTAATTGACCAACTTTAATATTTGCGTTTGTTGCGGATAAAGTTACTGCTGTAGAGCCTGATGTTACTGCTGTAGTAGCTTGAGTTGTCACTACGGCATTTGCTGTTCCTGAATTTGATACTCCACCACCAATAAAGTTATATATACCGCCAGCAGTATTATTACTACCGCCTACAACAGCAGATAAAGTTTGACTTGCTGTATTTGCAGTACCACCAACAACTACAGCTTGATAACTGTTTGCCGTATTTGCATAACCCGAAAATACTCCACTAAATTGACCTGTAGCAGTATTGTTTTGACCACCACCAATAACAACTTGTGGGCCACTAGCTACTTGCGATGCGGAACTTCTAACCATCTGCCAATCAACAGCATTAGCACCCCTAGCATTACCACCTACTGTAGATGATGTAGTAGCTTGTGCTTGTAGTGCGCCTGTTCCTGCTGGAGAAACATAAAGAGAACCATCAGACTGTAGTCCTAGTCCTGCTACTCCACTAAAGGATAGGGTAGGAGTTCCGTAAACCGCTGTGGTTGTTGTTGGGACATAAGTATTTGTAACAGAACCGATTTCTAGCTGTGCGCCCCATACATATGCTGTTGTTCCAGAAGCTGTTAGATTTGAACCTCTAAGAGCTGTGCCAGAGTCTATTGCGTATGTTAATAATGCACCAGCGGAAGTAGCCGCTGTAGAGGTAGCCGTCATAGAACAACGATACCAACCATTACCTACAGAAGTTATGGTTGCTGTTGCACTTCCACCAACAGTCCCTAATACACCATTCTGAACATCAAAGTTTGCATACGGAACTGTAGAAAATGAACCAGCTCCATAAGATAATTGAATCCATTGTTGATTAATATATTTAACATAAATAGATTCTGTGTATGCCAATCCAGATACAAAAGATATTGAATTGTTTATTGATGATTGAGTTCCGCCACCAGTAAAAGTAATTGTTGAGGCTGTTGAGCTTCCATCTGGAGCAGTTGTTGTATTTGCAACTACAGAAGAATTGTTTCTTGCCCAAATCGCATTAGTAAATGTATTGGAATAAGTAATTAAATTCTGCCCAGTACCTCTTAATACTTCTGTCTGTCCTGTAATAGTAGTAAATGTACCAGCCGCAGGGGTTGTTGCTCCGATGACTGTGTTGTCGATTGTGCCGCCAGTAATGGCTACGGCATTGGCGTTTTGAACCGCCATTGTCCCAAGGCCCGTCACATCACCACTTACTAGCGCCCTAAATGTCGGCACTCCTGCGGAGCCATTTGGTGCAGCCAGTACATAATTTGCGGTCTTTGATGCGTAAGGGTTTTGTGTATCACCATAACCACTTGATAAACTAATCGCTGGGGTGGTGCCACCACTAGAAACTACGGGGCTTGTTCCTGTTACTGAAGTGACATAAGTACCAGCGGGCTGCTTGCTATTAAAAGTAGTCCAGTCTGCCGCGCTAAGTGCACCGCGATTAGTTGCCGAGGCGGTTGGTACGTTCAGTGTGATCACTGGGGTTGTTGTACCAGTCGCCACGGTGGAGCTTAAGTCTGTGCCTGTTGTCCCCAGTGTCAACGCAGCTACTGAGGTCACTGTACCTTGCGGGTTTGCTGCTGTAGTGACGTTTGTAACACGGCCATAGGTATCCACTGTAACAACAGGTATTAGTGTTGCCGATCCTGTGGTTCCTGCAGTAACAATACCTGTTGTTAGGTTAATTGTCGGTACCGCACCAGTTCCGGCAACTGTCAACGTGCTGGAGGTGATTGATGTTACATATGTACCGGCTGGTTGCTTGCTGTTAAATGTGTTCCAGTCTGTGCTAGTTAAGTACCCGTTGGTTGTGGTATTCGCCGCGGCCATGCTAATAGCCGGTGTTGTACCACCAGATGATACAACAGGTGCAGTACCTGTTACAGATGTCACTGTGCCGACGTTAATGGTACCGCCAAGGCTCGTAGCTGTACCGTTGATGGTGATGCTACTGTTTGCTAGTTGCGCGTTTGTAATCGTGCCTGAGAGGGCTGTGGTTGGGATTGTGGCACTGGCCGTTACTGAGGCCGTCCCATTACCAATCAAATATCCTGTAAGACTTGTTGCCCCTGTGCCACCACTTGCAACACCCAGTGTGCCAGCGAGGGTGACTGCGCCTGTAGTGGCTATGGTTGGTGTTAACCCAGACAGTGATGTCTGGAAGGTTGTTACGCCGCCTGCTGCGCCGCTTGATGCCAGTGTGATGCGACCATACGCGTCCACTGTTAGGTTTGTGTTTGTGTAGTTCCCTGGTGTAACCGCAGTGGTTACAAGGTCTAAAACTGGTGTTGTACCACCAGTAGATGATATTCTTCCTGCTGTACCAGATACCGATGTTACGTAGGTACCAGAGGGTTGCTTACTATTAAATGTGTTCCAGTCGGTACTGCTTAGGTAGCCATTAGTGCTTGTTGTTGACTGGCTAATACTAATTGTCGGTGTTGTCCCGCCAGATGAGGAGATTGGCAGTGTGCCAGATACCGAGGTTACCCCAGAGGCTGGGAGATTTTCCCATCCAGTGTTGTAGTCTGTACCATCTATCTTGTACAGGATTTGTCCTGCCGTACCACCAGCTGCGACACCTTGACCAGGTACGCCCTGTGGTCCAGTGGCTCCTGTGGGTCCAACTGGGCCCTGAGGTCCGACTACATTACCACAGTCAACAGTGCCACCAGTGGTGAGTGTCAGTATTAAATGACCTGAGCCATTGATTGTCGCTGAGATATATCCTGGTATTGGGCCAGTCTTTGATGTCGTTCCGTCACTGTAATAAAACACCAGATAGTTCTGTGCGTCTAGTACGACGTTGGTGATCAACTTGCCGGGGGATACCGCATTGGCAATCAGGCTAACCTGTACCTGCTTGGTGACGCCCCTCTGAACCACGACCGTCTGCTCATCCCCTGTTAAGGAGATAGCGACTGGTAGTTGTGTGATACTTTGGTCCGCCATTACGCTATTGATCTTTCAAAAGTATAGCCTTTGTGTGTTTTTCTTTTTCCAGAAACGCATCTGTAAACGTGACTGTTATCAAAACCAAAAGCCTCTAGTTCTTTATTTCCGACAAACAATTTTTGTTCCCCGGTTTTTATATTTTTTGCAATAATATTGCCTTTAAAATGTGGATTATTGCTCCCCCATTTTGTTGCTCTAATTTTGTCCTTGGCAGCTTTAGACATTTTATATCCAACTAACCCTTCTCCGCCGGAGGTAATATTGGTAAGATTATTGAACTTTTTAAAATGGGCTATTAACAAAATTTCTTCTGCAAGCGCTTTTTCATTGGTTAAATTATCTGCCAGTATTACAATATTGTAACCGTGCTTATTTACAACATTTTTCCAATATTTGTTTCTTAATCTAGTTTCTTTAGATCTTCTTTTTAACCCTTTTCCAATATAAAATATTGTTCCATCGGGCTTTGTATGGGCATAAACACAAAATTTATTTATCATGTCGTGTAGGTAAACGCCCCGTACGCTGTGCTGTTACCGAACGGAGATAATACCTCGACGTTAACGATACCCGTGACTGCGTACGCTGGAGTTATTGCTATAATAGTGGTGGAGTCAACCAGACTAAATGTTGTTACTGTGCCACCAAAGCGGACAGTCGCTACATCCGTGAAGTTGCTTCCGTAGATTGTTACATGTGTACCACCAGACTTGGTGCCTATGGCCGGTGATACTGAGCCAACCTTTGGTGCCAGGGTCATTGGTGACGGCACCACGTTGCTCATGGTGTTTAAATCACCCTGAGTATTTGCAGATGGTACACCCTCAATGAACATGGCGTTCTGATTGGTAAAACCATTCTCGGTCATAATCTGATTACCACCGATTGGGCCTGTGGCAACAGATACATCTGGGCGTGGAAAGCGCAGTGCAATGTTTTCAGTCTGACGGGCTGGCAGGCGCCATGGATCAAAATTATCCAAGTCGTCCTTGCATACCCGCATCCCAGGGAAGTTGGGATCGGGCATCAGGTCTACATAGGCGAACTTTCTGCTGCACCGATCACACAGTGCAACAGAAAGTACCGAGTTTCCTCTTGTATCCAAATATACAG